AAACAGCTATTTAACTTTATTATAATACTTTTTATTGGTTTTAATTCAAAAATTTAACAAACTCTACCATAACCAAGGACTAAAGATTTGTGTCTTTTTCTTCTGTAAACTCCATCCCCGTTTGCTTGACTTCCTACAAGCCCTGAGCTTGTGTTTCCTTCAATTGTGGTTATAGTTCCATCATTATTATCTTTTTCACAAAAGCCTATATGTTCTGGAATACCATCTTTGTCAAAATCAAAAAATACTAAGTCTGAAGGTTGAGGTTCTTTAAAAAGCTTCCCGTTTGCTTTATACCAGTTATAGCCCGTAGGAACATAAGCACATGAAGTTATTTTCATTTTAGCTTCATGAATTAGCACATAAGACACAAATAAATAGCACCATGCTACATTATTGAGATTGAAAGCTTTTCCAAATATATTGTCATTGTTTTTAGCTTCTTTATAGCCTATATGCTTTTTAGCACCTTCTAAAATTTTATTTTGTAATTCTAAGTTCATTTAAATATTTTCCTCTATACTTTTTATAATTTATTCGTTAACTTTTGGCAAAAAAGATTCAACAAATGTTGGAATGGCAACATTTAAAATCATATTGTCTATATGTTCATCAAAACCCTCAAAGTGATCCGCAATTTTATAACCATCTTGCAACATTTTGATAATATCTTTTTTATCATGTGTTGTTAAAGCTTTTATTGAATCGGTTAGAAATTGTTTTAAATCCTGTGCCAAGTTGAAATCAAGGTTTTCAAAACCTGTTTTAATTTCCATTTTATTTTTATCCTTTACGCCAAATCAACTATTAATCCATTTTCAAATAATTCATACAGGATAGTTAAACTATCAGCCGCATCATCATTTTTGTTTTTTACTCTATTAAATTTAAATAATTCATCATAAGCACCTTTACATCTAGTCTCAAAATCTTCAGGGAATAGAACATAATTATTTATTTTTGGAGCGTTAGCAAGTATTCTAGGTAGTTTTTGACCTTTTGCTATGGTATTAGTTTTATCTTTGCTTGATGTTCTGGTGAAGTAATCAAATTGACAAGAATAATCAAAATCAGTTTGTAAAATTCTTTGAATATTTTTCCCAATGACATTACCACCGTTATTGTTTTCGATCCTGAAATACTCTACTTTATTTCTGGCAAGCATTTCCGCTGAAAGGTATTCACTATCACTACATTTTTTATCATAGAGAAAATCAAGAATATAAAGGAAATTTCCTTTTATTCCTGCGACTGGTTGAGAGAAAGCATCACCGCCCCCATGAGAGGGGTCTGAAGCTGATATTTTATAATCAAATTCCATACCATTTATTTCATGGTATTTGTATGTTTTTAAATGAAATACTTTGTTCTTGAGGTCAACTAGAGTATTATAATAGTTTGCCTCAAATACTGATTCTTCCATCATTTTTTTATATCTATTAAGTTGTTGTCTTGATAATATTTCATCACAAAGAAGATTCCCTTCTTCATCTTCTACATTATATTGAAAAACAAACCATTCCTCAGGTTCTAGTGCCAATACTCGACCGCATGGATCATCAGAAGCCCATCTAGTCATATTCATAATTTCAAGAGCGTTAAGTTCATCTCTTGACATAAATGTGCCTGTGTACCATAGCCATATTTTGTCTTTAGCTTGTTCGTTTAAGGCAACTTCTATATCTTTTATCAAGTCATCACAGATTTTTAATGTACAACCTCTACCAGTTACACCGCCTTCTAGCCCTACACCAGCGTAATTAAAAAATTTACCTTCTAAAGCCCATTTTTGAACACTTGCATTGCCTTGACTTAGTTTTGTATTTGGGAAAACTTCATTATAAATCAAGTCAATAGGTTGTTTTTTCTCCATACCTATCATATCCCTACAAGCCCTAGAGCTTATCATTGCTTGATCATCACTATAAGACGCAGTAATTATTTTTTCATTACTATTGATACCTAGTACCCATGATGTAAAATTCTTTAAAGTTCTTGATTTGCCGTGACGTGGTGGCATATTTATCATTAACTTTATATATGGAGTACCGTCATCTTTTAGGAGCTTTCTTTCGTAAAAAGCTTGCAAAGTTTTACAGTATTTCTTCAGATAAGATCTAGATTCTTTATAAAAATCTGGTTCTAAAAGTTTGCAAAACTCCCAAAAATCTTGACGTGCAAATCTAATCCTTAGCTCTCTTATGGAGAGAGCTAAGGCAACTGCTTTATTTTTAGACATTTTTAGTTAACGATGTAATGACAAATCACTATACCCGGACCGCCAAGTTTTACAGCAGAACTTGCACCAGAACCGCAACCATAACCAGTTGCAAGACTACCAGCATTATTAAAAGCAGGTGTTAATAATGCAAATGTACCTCCGCCACTACTCCCCACGCCTGTACCAGGTCTCGCAAATTCTGAGGCAGTTTCCGCACTGCCCCCATTCCCAAATATTCCAGCAGTACCAGCAACACCATTCCCGAATCCTGCATCTGCTCCCTTTTTAGTAGTGTTTTCAAATTGCCATGGACTATTTGTTATATCACCATTGGAGAAGTTACCACCAGTATTACTACCACCACCTGAAGCTTGAGAAGCTAATAATTCTCTACCACCAGCAACACTTAAAATAGTTCCTGAAACTGAACTTGTTATACTTGATCCTTCTGCTATTGTTCCTACTCCGGGATTATTAGTAAGTCTTGCATCTCCTACTGATATAGTCAAATCATCAGTAGGTAAACTTGAAGTTATAATTTTTACTCCAGCTTCTGCACCACTACCACCACTTACATTTCCTTCGCCGCCCATACCCACGGCAACAATTGACATAGCTTTTAAATTTAATTGAGAAGCATAAAAAGTACCATCAGCTAAAAATGCTTGTTTTTTTAGTTTAGAAAACCATTGATTTACAAAACTATTAAGTAATGACCAGTTTTGAGCATTATTTTTAAAAGCATTGAATAGATTAGCTGTAGTTACCAGAGTATATAGAGCATTACTATTTTTTACTAATTCTTCTACAAATACAGGATTACTTGCCATAGCTGTTACTGCTATAGTTGAGTTGGCAATTAATCCAAATGCAATACTATCATTCACTAACATATTTGATTGTTTTTCATTATTTACAAGGTATTTAAAACCTGATAAATAACCTATTATTGCTAATTTTGTATCTAATTCATTTGATGTTATTCTATTTTCTAATAAATTAGATAATAATACATCGCCTAGACTTCTTGACATTATTTCCCCTCTATTTTGTTAAAATTACATTAAAAACTATTTCACTTGGGTTTATTGGTGAACCTGTTATATTTGCTAATCGTAAAGTTATTTTATTCTCATTTGCTACCCATGCACCAGCAATTATAAGACCACTATTCAAAGCTGTTTGAGGTATTATTTGGATTAAATCTTCTTTTTTTGCAAAATCAAAATCAAATTCTAAATCACTAGTACTATTAGCTGAAATACTACCAAAATCTAAAGAAACAGTATTTCTAAAAATCTTTTCAATATTTTGGAGTTTTTTCAAGTTTTTTTGAATAAATGCTAATTCATATTCTAATAATGATAAAGATGTATCTACATCATAGATAATTCGATGTAATCGGCTACCTGTTCCAACTTCTATTACATTTTCACCATCAGTTAAGCTTGTAGTATCTGACTGATCTAGTTGATATATTCCAAAGCCTGATACTATAAAATGCTGAAGGTCCAAATATTGTGTGTCATCTATAGCAGATAATAATTCTATTGTGTCAAATCTTATTATCCCTGTCATACCTCCAACATCAATAAATTGTAAGTATGAAAATATATTATTTAAAAGCTTATTTAACTCACTATGAGAAGGGGTATCATCTACAGCATAACCTGCTTTTATTCTTGCACTTACAGGAGCTTCAAGATCTCCTTCAGTTCCCCATACTTTATTGTCTACACTTTCTAATAGTGTTGGTTTAGTTGGCATCTGGTACTCCTTCGCTTAATTTTCCTTGATTAAATCCGTATGTTTTAGGGTTTCCAATAAATCCAAATGGAGTAGTAGGTTTAGCTGTTACTTGTATATTTATTGGAGCAGAGGCATTTTGTAAAATGTTTTTTACCTCTGTTGGTGTTAAAAATGTATTTGGTATTTTTGCTTTTTCATATTCTACATAGAGAGTAGCAGGGTATAAATTTCTAAGTTTTGGTAAGTTTTCACCAAGTATTTTTAATATGCTTATTATGTCATCTCTGAGTGAGTGACTAGTATTACTAGCTATTTTTGCATATATCAAAGCACGGTAACTATCATCGTTAGTTGAAGCTGTTCCTGTCAATGGTCTAGGTTGACCTACTAACTTTCCTAAATGTTCTAAATGAATATCAGTAGCAGTTTTTAGGATTTTTTGAGCTAATAATAAAAAAGCTACATCTTCTAATTCTTGAAAATATTTACCTTTTATTTCCATGTGAGAAGCTAAATTTTTAGTTTCACTACTTAGTTTTTGAAAGGCTGGTAATAGAGCTATCATTCTCTCTATATGGTTTGTTATTTGTTCCATTTTAGATATTATTTACTGTGATATTTGATAATAAGATTTTTGCTTTTTCATTAGAATTTATTGTGATATTAGTTGTTCCGCTTGGAGCTGGTGAAGTACCAAGTTTTATACTTACGTCATCTATACCAGCTATAGTAGGATTAATTTGTGTAGCTAGTTCCCATTTCTTGACTTCTTGACCTTCTGTAAGTGTTTGACCAAAATCATAAATAAGTTGTTTGATTACAGCATTATTAGCTGTGTCATAGTCACCATTGACTGTTAGATCTACTACGATATAGATAGTTATTTCAGTAGCTCTATAAAATCTTATAGTTTCTTCATTCCCTACGTCATCAATGCCAATGCCTGTTATATCGCCATTGGTATCAATCCCGTTTCCTCCGCATTTTACTATGGCGTTGCAAATATCGCTTGTTAGTCCGCCTACCACTGTAACCTTAATACTATGCGGTTTCATGCCGTCAACAATATTATCTGTTCTATTTTGTTCTACATTACAAAAGGTTACTCCAGCAACATTTTGTAAAATATAATTTCTAGTAGCTTCTTTTGTGCCACCTTTGGAAATAACAACTGCGGTTTCTTTTCTGCTTCTATATTCTGGATCGGTTTCCTCTTTTCTTCCTAGTTGACCATCACTAGCATTTGTTACTTCATCCCATCCTGAAATAGTTGTTACTCTTGTGTCAATACTTCCTATAGGAGAACTAAAAGCCCCATAGTTTTCACTTTCAATATTTACGTCAATAGTTCCGTTAGCTGGTATTTCTACTTCTGCCAGTGTGAACCATTGCACATTATTACTTGATTGTTTTACTATGCTTGAAATAGGCACAGTAGAAGGACTAGCAGTATTATTTGTTAGAGTTACGGTAGCAGTTGATTTTCTAGGTTCTAGTTTAGCTACATTTACCAAAGAAAAAGTATTTTCAAGAGCTACATCTTGAGCATTATCACTTACACCAGCATTATATATTCCTTGAAGTACTTCGGTAAAATCAGCACAAATTTTAGCTGTTACTGTTACATCATGGTTAAAATAAGAATTTTCTGTCCAGTTTATTGCTCCATGTTTAGTTTCATAATCAGCACGCATTTCAGTAAGAAATTCTTGAAAGGTTTTATTTTTCCATCCTGTTGATGTTGGTCCCCATGTAGGCATTATACAGTTACTCCTATAGTTCCGTTATTATCTGTTGTAGCTTCTGTTTCATACATGAGATCTCTATCAATTCCCCTTTTTTCTACTATGCTTTTAATATTACTAATACCCTCAGTTTCTATTAGTACTCTTTTTATTTCATTAATTCTGTCAGCTTGAGTAGATTGTCTATTAAAAATTATTCCTTGATAATCTACACCTAAACTTTCATCAAAAGACCATGATTTTAGATGTACGCTTAGATTATTTCTAGCTCTTTGAGCGATCTCATCGTCACCTGAAACGATGACTATATCACCATTTTCAAAAACAATATTACCTTTTGAGTCCGTTTTGTAATCTTTATAGTTAGTCATTAGTGAATACCTTTCTGGAATTATTTCCGCTAAAAGTTGGTGGTGCTGGTGGTACTATTCCTACTACACTACCTGGTAAAAGTGCAGTAGTTAAATTTAAAATATAGCTACTCAAAGTACTAAAATTCTGATCTACCTTTTCAGCCAAAGCCAAAGCCTTACTAGCATTATCAGCACCAATATTTAGCCTACTACCTTTAAGATTAAATGTTCCATCAGATTTTATTTTTAGATAAACATTATTATCTAGAGTTCTAATTACCAAATTATCAGTATCAAAATTTGATATGGTATTTTTTTTAGTAGGAAAACCAAATTCAGCCACGGCATCATTTAGATCCATAACTCTACTTTCATTCAATTTGATGACTGTTTTACCATCAGTTTCGATAAAGTCATCCAGGGACCGACTAGAAAATTTTAGCCAACATTCATTATTTTTTTTAACAGGAAAAGTGATAACAAAATTACCAAATTTTGGAAA